GTACCTAATCCTTCAGCTTTACCAGCCATAGTAATGATTCTATTTAACTGAGATACACTTAATATCTCATCATCAACCATTAGCTCGAAAGTACATTTCCAATCTGGAAATAGTAATCTTTGAACCCAAACACCTCTTGATGTAAATGCTGTATTAGAGAAATAACTTTGGTCTTTTGTGTACATTTCCAAAGCATCTTTTGATCCTTCATATTCAATTAATGGATCATTAGTAACAACAACAGAACGAAGCACGTCTTTACCTAACTTCCATTTAGTAGCAGCGTTTCTAAGACAACGCAAGAAGTTAGCACCTGGCATATATGGATCAGAAAATCCATCAAATTCGATAGAGTTTTTAGTTTCGTTAACTTTAACTTTACCTTCTTTTTTCCAATATCCAGAAAAAACCCAATCTAATGCACGAAGGCAAAGATGATCTTCATCGTTTTTCTTTTTCTTACTAGAGAAAAATGCTTTTTGTTTTGCTCCTTCACCTAATGGATCAGAGTTTTGTACGTTTGAACAGAGAAGTCCAGCAGTTCCATGAACTGTGACTTGATAGCTATTAAGTGCCATAATAAAAGTTTCCTTAACGGAGTGAAAGTGTAAATCCTTAACGGACTTTCTTATATTAAACATATATTATTTTTATGTCAAATTTATATTATTTATGTTACAGAATGAAAATATTTGATATAATATTTATGAGTCGTGATACCTGGCTCAAATAGGTAAGTTTTGTTGGAAGGGGCTTACCTATTTTTTATGTTTTGTTGTAAGATAAAAAAACCCTATTCGACAAGGCAATGGATAGGGCGTCTAGGTAGGCAAGTCAAAACCCGTGCTTGTCTACTGCCTTTTTTATGCTAATGTGATATATAGGCAACCAGACCCAGCATCATGCTTTGTGAATGGTATGTTAGGTTCTTTGAACTGAGATTGTCTATGTCCTTAAATGGCAATCAATCCTAACGGACTAACTGATACATCTCCTGCCACTGCTCTGTTGGAGCGTCAGTTGCTTTTTAATTTGTGAGTATGTGGGATAACTTGATTTGGTGGAATAGTAACAACAATATCTTCACAAGTGACAGCACTAGGAGTATTAGGTTTGAAGGTAACACCTAATTTCGCCTGTTTTGCACACATTTCCAAACGATAGAGGCTAATTTCCATTTTAGTTTTCTTTATCAATAATTTCTGAGCTTCGATATTTACTGCTGTTGCTTCATGGCAAAGGGCTGGTGATTTTCCCAATGGAATATTTATTTGAGCCGAGATCCCATAATTTAAATTAAAGTTTTCCTTCTCGAATCTAGGAGTTTCTTGGACATACTTTATTTCACCAGTATTCTCGTCATAGATATTTTGTCTGGTAACGGTTTCTCTAGGTAAAGAAAATGTATGAGAATCAGTTACATACGGAGTAATAGTAAGACTAGGAGAGGCACAGACAATACCCTGACTCATACGAAAAGAAGGCATTGAAGATGGCGTGATCATGGTGGCATTGTTATTTACCACGCCCTGTGCATTACTGGACGGACTTGCTACAGTCGTATTAGCCAAAACCTTTGAAGGACAAAGGATTAGAGCTATTGCCCAAATGTAGTTGTAGTTTCTGTTGTGGTTGTTGTGTTTATTGTTCTTGTTATTGTCGTTACTGTGTCTAATCCTGGAGTTATCAGAGTTTCTTGAAGAGAAAAAGCTGATCCTGGAGTTACGACTTTCCATCTTGGAACGTCTTGTAGGCTTGGTGCTGTCCAACTAAAACTTACCCCTCCAACTGTTTGTTCTGTAAGAGTTGTAGCTGTAGGGTTGATATATCCATTAAGATCGGAACTTTCAATATTATGTCCTGATGCAGAATATGAATATCCTGTGCGGTATTGATGGCTTGTAATGGTTTCATTGATTACTGATTCTGAGGTACTTGAAGTTTGAGAACTTCCAGATCGAAACTGAGGTACTACTGGGACTGCTAATGTCCTATATGGTAATGCTAATAAAACTAACAGCCAAAGTCTAGTCAATCGTAATAGTAACTTTAGTAGACCCAATACAGCTAGTACCACTGCCTCCAGCCGTGCAAGTATGAATACCTGAACTTAATGAAGTAAGAGCAAGGTTTCCTGCTGTACCACCAGAAGCTACAGTTGTTGTTCCACCTAATACTGGTAACGCTGCAATACCCGAACTAGGAGTTACAGCAGATGGTGTAGCGTCACCCATGATTACGGATTCTGTTTTGCTGAAGGCCGAACCTGATGTCGTCACCGTAGTGTCAGTTTGTATCATCGCTGGCACTCCATTAGTGAGGCTGCCAACATTGATCCCACCAATCTTTCCTGATGTTGTAGTATCTCCTACAGTTACAGATGGAGTAATATTATTTCCGCTTAAAGAATAAGTCGTACCCACTTTTTGAGTAGTTACAAAGGGCATATCTACAGTAATTTGTGCAGAGGTTACAAATTCCTGTTTTATGTCGGCAAGTACAGGACTAGATGCCAATAATAGTAATGGAAGTAGCTTTTTCATTTTTTTGGTTTAGGGTCGATTACTTCTGCTCCTTCGATTTTAATTGGAGTCACTACCCTTATAGTTTGAATCATACCTTCTTCCATTGCAACTTTATCGTCTTTCTTACTACTTTTCTTAGATCCCTCTAGCCCGAATGTTGCTAGTGCTCCCGTTAGGAGCGAAGCAGGGAACGTGATGTCTTTGGGTTCTGAACTATATCCTGGGATTGATATGTAGTTTAGAGTAACTATAAAACCACTCCAAACGACAACACCCAATCTGACAAAAAGGCTAATGATTGCTAGTTGCTCCTCTTTGTCATCTAGACCTTCTTTAAGTTTTTGGAAAGCATTTTTCTTTTTCTCTTCAACCATAAAACTTTAGATTCTTGTCTAATACTAGCATTTTAGCTATGTTTGGAAAGTAACACATATTTTTTTTATGTATAAGATACTGAAACCAATTTTGATGACCTTCTTGACAACAACTGCTGTTAAAAGATTGGTCGTAGATTTATTAAAATCAATCGCAAAACAAACTACAAATACTTTAGATGATAAAGCTGTTGAAATTTTAGAAAAACAACTTTTTCCTTAACATGAAGATTACTAAATTTCTCAACATTGATATAGAACCAGCACCTCCAGAGTTGGAACTAGAAATCGAAATGCAGTGTAGAGAGATTATGAAAAGTAATGATTTGGATAATATAAAAAGATATTGCACTCATATGGTCAGAAAGAAGTTTGATCAAGATATATTTATGGCTTCTTTATTAAACAGACTTATTGAATTAGAAGCTAATCGTGTTGTATTAGAAATGAGAAAAGAAAAAAGAAAACCAACCAATCCAATTAAGAAGTTTTTTCGTATTCTTTAAGTTCCTCATCGGTAAAATCTCTAATAAATAATTTATCTATTTTGTCTATTTCATAATTATATTTAAGGATTGCAGTTCTTATATGTTCTGTAACCCAACGACCTTCATCATAAACTACTTGTGCCTTACCATTTTCTTTAATAAAAACATAATGGTCTTGACCTTTCATTTGTATTTCCAGGAAATTTTTTTCTAAGTTTTTACGTCTTATCTGTTTTAGTTTGCGTAATTTTTCTACTGATTTTTTAACTGGTGTCATTTTTTATAGTCTGAAGGAGGAGGTGTAAGCCAGTAGCGTACACCATTTATTATTCTAAAGTGAATATTTAAATTAGGATCTTTTACTAAATATTCATCTTTAGGTTTAGAAAGGTAACTCTTCATTTACTGATTCGATCTTCTGTGGATTAATGTTGCCAAATACTCCGTATGGGCCATCCATCGCTTTAGAGTAGATTTGTACACATTTAGTTTTAACTTTCTCTTTTTTGTTGAAATCGTAGACTTCTCCATCTTTAGCTTTTGAATTCACTAGATTCTGTAAATGATCTATCAAATGAGTGACAGAGTCA